GGTGAAAGTGTGAAGATTGGAGTTGCCATTGCGTGTGTTCCTTTGACCCTTCTACAATACACGGAAACGGACCCCGTGCCCATTTTATGTGCCACCTTGTCAACTGGTCGGGCAGCCGACTCAGTTAGTGTTACTTTCCTCCAAAATGTGTGGATAGTATTCTTTCACTTCTTCCATCAATTCTTCATCCGAATACTTATCATAACTCTCACTCATGTTATCGTAAAGAATTGCCATCATAGTTTTGATGTCCATGTCATCCAGGATTTGCTGGATCATGTTGTCTTGGAGTTCAGAACGATTCATGTCAGTTAGCAGGAAAGTTACGGCAGACAGCATCACAGAGAATCTCTGTAACTTGACTCAGTTCAGCATCATCGATGCCCTGAAAGTATTCACTGATAATACAATCAATATCCTCCATTAATTGTTCACGAGCAGTCAACATTTCAAGATTAGTGTTCATTTTGGAATAGGTGAAAGTTGATACGAAAGACATCAATAGTCGGTGTTACCTTTGATGTAAGATTCTACGTCAAACTTATCATCTTTCTCCCATTCTTCTTTATACTCAATGACATCGTAGATCTCACCGGGTGCATCAACAATTTCAGACCAAGTTTCGTCAAACATAATCAAATAGCAAAGGAACAGTTAGTGATCAGAATGTGAGGACAATACCCTGTCCAGGGTCAGCAATAACAACATTTTGCTTCTGCTTCACCCACACTTTCTTCCAAATAGATTTACCATCAACTTCACCGACAATAATATCTGCGGTGCGGGATGATACTTTCACACCTGCCTCTCTGTTGAGAACAATAGAGTTGCCGATGCAAACTTCAGAGAAAGGAACAATCATTGGAGTGAAATGTCTCAACTTGTATACAATACACGATTTTGGGGTTCGTGCTCATTTACTGTGCCACTAAAACTATTGGCACATATTGTTTACACTAACTCCTGTTGTTGTAACATAACCTGCTCTTCTGTGACTTCATCTACACATTCTTGAATCACAGTGTAGATGTAATCAATGTTGCCAATATCGTTGAAGATACGCTCAACAACCTCAGAATCTTCTACAAAGTTATCATAATCAATCTCACCATCTTCATCCTTCAAATGACAATCTTCTTTGGTGTAAATCCATGCCGCACAATGTGCATCTTCACCTTGATTTTCGATGAGTTGATTGACACGATCACGAAGTTGTGAGAGAGTGTAATTCAAGAGAACTTTTTTGAACTTGAGTTAACAATACACGATTTTGGGCACAGTGCTCATTTACTGTGCCACTAAAACTATTGGCACATATTGTTTACACTAACTCCTCTTTGAGTAAGTTATAACAACGATCTGCCTCTTCGAGAACATCATCATCCAAACAATCCCATTCAACATATTCATAAGCGCCACGGTTTGTCTCAATATCTCCGTTAGAATACAACGGATGATACATCAAAACCACGCCATTATTTGCATCCAAAGTGTAAGTGCAACCGTTCTTGTTTGATTTAACGAAAACCATGAAACTTTTTTGAACTTGTATACACAATACACGAAATCTTGCCCCTGTGGGGAAATAGTGTACAGTTCGTAGATTGGCACACTGTTCTCAATAACGAATGCTTATTGAGAACCAAATATTAATACGTGTGTGCCAATCTACGAACTGGTGGTTTAAAAGATATCTGCCAATTCTCTGATGCTAATGTCTACTTTCTCGTCTCCTTCTAGACCTAACAGATCTTTCCACTCTAAATCTTCCAGTGGAAAGTCATCATAACACTCGATATCTAGTGTTACACTTACAATACGTTTGCGTGCTTGTGTGTACATGTGAATCTCATGCGATGTGTGTGTATTATACCATATATGATGATACATGTACATCTCGTTGTATACATGTATCTCGTATATGATTATGCATAGTGCCTGTATGCAAGCTCGTTATAATCACATGAATCTCGTACATACTCGTCATCAATTTCGTATGTATCTTGTATGTTATATTGATTATGTGTATCTCGCATCACGTACTCGCACATCTCGTCGAGATTATATGAATAAGACTCGTTGTTATACTCGTATGATAACTCGTATGCAATCTCGTAGTCCTGGTACATGGGATCTCGTGCGGGTGAATCTCGTACTTTGTTATTATACCGACCACCCTCTTGAATGTCAAGCGGGTCTCATAAGCAATATTTATAAAAAATCCGTATCCTGTAAGAATTTCTGTGCGTCCCCCTTGACAAAATACTCCGAGTGTGATAGGCTGCAGGCAAAGGTTACAATGACTCAGAGGTTACTTGACGGTTACTCACAAGTATCTACAGGGTATTATTCTCAATAACTTATTGCAATTGAGAATCAATAAAATCAGGTTATTTATATTTAATCTAATAATACAGAAATGTATTGTATATTATCACAAAGCAATACAGTTCTATAAATATTGGTATGCATCTTATCATAAAATGGCAGTAGGACAGATATATCTCATCATCAATAAGATCAACGGGCACAAATACGTCGGACAAACATCTCAGGGGATGAACAAGAGATGGGCACAACATATACAGGAAGCAATGCGTATGTCTCCGTATCCGTTACATAATGCAATGCGAAAACACGGTAATCACAACTTTATGATTAAAGAATTGGAAGAATGTGATACCAAACTATTGAATGAGAGAGAAGAATATTATATACAAAAGTTCAATACATTCAATAGTAGTGAAGGATATAATGCTACATCAGGTGGATTACTAAGTGATGAAACAAAACAAAAGATATCAGATAAGATGTCTGGTGTAAGTAAATCAGAAAAACATTGTAATAATATCAGTAATGGATTAAAAGATAAGTTAGATAATTGGGGATTTCATATAGCAAAGAATAGGGGCAATGGCAAACACTTAGCAACTAAGATAATGTCTGTAAATGTAGAAACAGGAGAAGAGAGAGTATGGAATAGTATAGTAGAAGCAGCAATAGAACTAACAGGTAATAAAAACATTGCAGGAAACATTACCCGTGCAATGAATAAAGGATATAAGTGTCAGGGACATCTATGGAAAAGATTAGAACAATCTAAGCAATGTGTTAAGGTATATGGCATCAATAAGATTACCTGGCAGAGAACACCAACCTACAACAGTATAAAAGAAGCAGGTAGAATATTTGGTAGTGAAGGTGGTGTAAGAAAGTCTCTTAATAATCCCCGTAAAAACTCTTACAAAGGATATTATTGGTTTAAGGCGTGATCACCACTTACCTATCGGGCACGCGGAAACACCGAATTTTACTTTAGTTGCCAGATAACAACCACACTGTCTACATCTATTCTGTCTTACACTATAGTAATCACACTTCTTACATACATCTAATCTTTTCTTTTGTTCTTCTTCTGATAGTATAAGTTTTGTTTCATTACTAGGTGATATATCAATGACATTCTTTACCACTTCAAATGTAAACTTTGCTAGGTTCTTTCCTTGTTCATTAATAGATGGAAACTCTTCTTTGTTGTTATTATTATCAGTCATTAATACCCTCCTGTGATTTATATTCATCAATATTGCTCTCTCTTCTGTTCTTCACATACTCCAATTCATGCCAGTATTGAGGGAAACAACAAACTAGACAATGAACTTTCTTGTGCTTTTCGTTCATCGTATACTCACAAGGTGGTTTATCTTTGACACTGATTTCAATCGTGATATATGCCTCATTGACAAAATAAACCCACCCTTCACTGACTCTTCCTAAAGAGTCTTTCCATACAACATAATCATCTAACCGGGGGACATAAGACATTGCATCAAAGGATTCAAGTTTAACTGAATTGCCGAATAAGGAGTCGTAGAACTAATGTCTACCTGATCTCCTTGCTTGGTGGAGTTAATAGGGGAGTAATAGCATCCCTTCTTTGTGTTGTAGAATCCCCAGATACAACGAACATCATTACCATCATTGTAGACAAACCCAGGATTACATACAGTCCAAATTGCAATAGTAGTAGAGTTTTTACGAACTGCTTCGTATCTGTATCCATCAGGTGGTTGGTGAGGGAAGTCAGAGGGGATTTCACTGTTCACTTTTCTCTTACGACACGAATACGTTCGGGTGATGCACCACGGGAATACAAATACTCTAGCAATTCTTTTGCACGTTCTTTAGTAACGTGCTGATACTCTGGTCCGGGACATTCCCAACCAACGGTCAATTCTTCTTCGATGCGATAACGTTCTTGTCCCATTTGTTTAAGTGCAGAATACATCTATTATACCAGATTCGTGGTCATCCGCCAACTTTAGTTTGGTAGACTTCACGATCTGTTCCATGATCAGGTGACCATAATCACTCTCTAGTTGTTCCTCATTAGATAGAATTTCAAAGGCATCCTGATCATTTTCGGCAATCAATACAATCAATCCACCATATTCAGATGCAGGAAATGGCACCCAGTAGTCAAGAACGTAAAGATAACTGTCTTTCGAGCTCATAATAAACCGTGTTCAAATGCATGTACATATACTTCTCATAAGGATTATCCTCAATGAGTTTCATCACATTTTCGACCTGGTGTTTTGCCGATAGGAGTTTGAATACAGGATCTTCAATCTTTTTCACAGGAACTCCTCCATATAATAATCAACCGTCACCTCCAACTTTGCTGCTTCCCTCTCATATGAAGCAATTAAATCCTCCTCCTCTGGAATATCAACCTCCACACCATCAATCACAATCTTATATTCACCGGTATCAATCTGGTGCACATTCTTTGTGCTCTTTGGTTGTTTTTTCTCCCAGTCCATGTATGCCAGGAGTATATCTTTGACTTGTTTGTCCATAATTAAAACGAGGGTTCGCAGATTGGGTCATTTTGAGGTCCGCAGACTGAGGTATCCATTTGTTCATAGATCTCCTCCAATCGACGGTACAGTGATGATGCACTACCATAATGTTTGGCAATTCGATTCTCATCACCATATTCTAAGAGTTGTAGTGCGGAGAGAATAACACCTATTTCCTGAACATTCAGTGGTACATTCTTCTCAAAAGTCATTGTACTTCTTGCTTACTACAACTCTAATTATATCACATCAGTCTTCGAAGATCTTCAATGGCAGTTTGCATTGCAGCACGGGAATATCCGGCGGCATAAGGATAACTGCGTTCACAGTCATCACTGCTACTATCTACACGATAGCAGACATTAATCGCATCCTCCAGACCACCAATGATGGTCTCAATGTCACCCTGTTTGATGTCACACATTGTCATTGATCTCCAGTTGTTTGAATTGAAGGTGGTCATCGCAGGAATCATCATCCTGCAAATCAATCATCTCAGTATCAGTGAGAGAGGTGAGTTTACCGAACAGGAAGTCGATAAACTCATGATCTTCTTTGGAAAACATCACCAAATCTCCGTCCAACGTTTGTGGTTTACTTTACTGATTCTACCTTCCTTGAGCATGTTATCACACACTCTACAGAAGACTTCAAACTTTTGTGCACGGGTGAGTGTATCTGCATCGGTGCATTTAGACATCACCCGGATCATTTGTTGCTTAGAAGTAATCATGAGAAGAGTGAAACAATGATAACAATAATGGAGAGAAGATACAACATCAGCACATCATCGGCATATACTCAGACTGAGGAAGTTTCTCAGTGTTGTAACCAGTAACCTCAGCACCATTAGCAATACGGGATTCCCACTCATTCTTAGCAGTGAGCATGGTGACGGTGCTGTAGGACTTCAGACCATTCTTGCGCCAGGTGACACGTTTCTGGAAACGCTTGACACCCTCATCAGCAATATATGCTTCGGGGAAGAAGTCAACGATGGTGACGTTGGTGGTGAGTTGCATGGGGTCTCTTGCGTTGATGAACTTATTATAGGTGCCGATCAGGCAGCACGGACCTCACCACCGACCACTACGTCAGCTGGCACACGGGAGATGGTGTAACGACGGATCTGAGAGGAGAATTGACGCCAGGCATCAACAGTTTCATTCACAATGCGATTGTGCTGACGATCGGCACCCTTGGCAGTGGTGCAACGTTTTGCCTTACGGAAATAGATGATCGGTTGCACTGCATCCTTGGTGTCGATCTCAACCTTGTAGAAAACGTTGGTGTTGCCCATGGGTGCCGTCCCTTGATTACCTTGTAATTATACAGCCGTCAGACGGTTCGGGAATGACCCCTGTGACACTTGTTTGACTGGACTACCTTGTTTATCACTCATATACAGATCATATAGGATTGTTTCACTTTCCCGTGCCTCAATTTCATGAGGTTGATCCTCATAATCATAGTTTTCGACCGGTTCTTGACAATAACACATTTTTCCATGCGTAAACCGCAGAGAACCATCTACCCACTGTGCCAGATGGGTCAGTTCATGCAAAAGAGTTTTTATATACAACTCCTTACACATATCGGTCTGGAGTTCAATCAGGAAGTGTCTTGGACGATAAGAACGACCAATAACATCACAATACCCCAGTACACTTTCACGTTTCAATCCACGATGAACAATATCCACATCAATCTTATGACGTGGATAATACTTATTCAGAAACCAAGAGGTAACATCTTCACAGAGTTTCTTAGAATAACTGTATCCAGAATGGTAGATGCTAGACATGTTCCCCAATGTAGAAACCAAATAAAAGATGCAGTGAACAGGAGTTTTTCCTTAGATGTCATACAAACAGTTCAGGAGCATATTGTTCCACTTCTTCAAGCAGTTCATCGTCATCAAGATCACCTAACTCACGATTTTGAGTGTCAATAAAGAACTGTCGAAGTTCTTCATTTGACATCTTATTCAGATCCCACTGAATGTATCGTTCCTGAAGCCAATCGCGGTCAATAGTCATAAGTAACGCTCCATGTATTCGTCAAGTGTGAAAAATTCATCATCAGTGTCAGTTTCCGCAATCAAATCTTCATCACTATAACACTCAAGTTTGAGACGATATTCTTCGGGAGTATCATCATGCTCAGGATCAAAATCATCATGGCAGAGATACTCCCACTCTGCCACAAGTGCATCAATCAGTTGCTCTCTGGTGTAATTCATAATCACTTCATGTAGAGATAAGAACCTGCCCAGTCTGCATTTTCCAGCAACCACTCACGATCTTTAATCAGGCAGAGATTGAAACGAACGATCTTTGCAGGTGCTTTGAATGAAGCAGGCTTGTAAACTTCACCAGTTTTCTTGTCAACAAAAGCATGAACAGATTTAGAACCATTAGCATCCATCACAATTTTGAGATACTTGCGACCTTCTTCAATAAAGAAGTCATAATCACACTCACCATTTTTCAGTGCTTCAATACATGCTTCATGATAATCAACACTGGTTTGATGAAAGTCACGAAAGAGTGAACGCTCGTGTGATTTGATTGAACGCTCAATATAGTTTTGCTTGAGAGCATCACACAGCATCATAGTCCACTTGCGGACGTTCAACTGGATGGTGTTGCGTGCGTCCTGCTGAGCAACGTAGTCTGCGAAGGAGGTGGTCATGGGTCGTTTCCCTTGTATGAACATATTATAGGGCATCAGGGGTGCCTCTGAGGGCACCCTGTGCCACTTATGCAACTGGTCCGGCAGGGATCTCAACCTTTTCAGGTTGCTTATCATCATCAAACTGATTCATCTTTGTGCAGACCCACTTATTATTGACCGTCCAGATGTAAGCATACTCTTCATTGTTCTTCTTGTCAAGAAAATCAAAGATGCTTTCATCATATCGTGGTGCATTGCTCTCCAGAGTTTCATTACGCATGGTGTAATAAAGAGGACCCATTTTAGGGAGAGTTTCATTGTTCCAACCTGCATTTGTCCACAGGCAACTGATGTCTCCTCCGTCGATGAGATCTTTTACCTTTTCTTTAGTGTCAAAATGATCACGCAACACACGACCATTGAACTCAGGATATCCATCATAGTGCGAATAAATCGAAACAACACTGTTGTCTGCCAGTTGGATTCCGATTCTGCTGCGGGTTCCCATGGGGTTATCCGTTGATTACATAGTAATTATAGAGCATAAAAAAAGACCCCTTAAGAGTCCGTGTGCCACCTCTTCAACTGTCACACTCAATCGTCATAGATCAAACATTCGGGTTCTGATGGGTTCTGATCACAGAACAACTCAAGGTATGATGGATCGTGATGATCACCTGCCTCAATTTCTTTCTTATGATGTTCTGCATATTCTTCTAAATCGTGCAGTTCACCTTCAATGTGACGACGCATTTGTGGTGAGACAGTGGGATCATGTAAGATTTCCTTATCTCTTTCAATATGCTTTTCGATACTTTCCATGTGAAGTTTTTTGTAAAGCTTTGTACTATTTATTGTTAATTACTCATTCAGAGCACTTGTAGTGCGCCAACCCTGGGCATTTGTGGCATTTCCTTTAAGTTTTTCCACCATAGATTCTGCAAATGCTTCCATCTTTTCGGGATGAATTTGCTGAATCCCTGCCTCTCTCACGGCATTTTCTATACTTTTTTCTTCATTTTCAGTGAGTTTTCTGCCATGAGATGGAAGTGTCATAAGTCCCTTGCGATGTTTTCAAATTCTAACATTAGAATTTACTACTATCTAGAAATTTAAGATTTTCTTTGGGATTAATCGTTAAACATGTTACCAAATAATCCAGAATCACCTTCTTGACGGTTTTCAAGTTTATCAAAAATAGAATCAGTTTGCCTCATACAATCTATTTTTTGTATCATTTCAGCAATACCATTGCAAACAAATGGACGTTCCTGTCTTGCAGCATATGCAAGAGCATTACGAAGATTTAATTCTGCTTCTTTAAGTGATTCTTCAACTGATTGTGATAGTGCCATTATTTTGTTGTCCTCGGTGTAAGTGGTTCAATTTCATCCATTTCTTTCCATGTTTTTTCAAAATCTTCTTCTTCTGAAGATTCTAATTCATTCCAAAAATCTTCCCAATCTTCTTTAGTCGCCTCTGTTATGTTCGACATTAGAGTAATCCTCCATTACTGCTTGTTCAATAATAGCAACGATTTCTTTGGATGTCATTCCATTCAGAAAACTCCATTTGGGATCTTCTTTGTCCCATTCTAAACTGAATGTTCCATCATCATTTTGATGTACTTTCAGACCATCATCAGCATCCATCTTTCTTAAACTCTTTACGACACTTTTTCACTTCTTTAAGTTCATCCTTAATCATCTGGTATGCATCTTCTGCAGAAATACGTTTAGACATTTCCATAGCAGTGATTACTTCTACTCTGGTGCCAAAGTGTTTCAATGCTTCCTCAAAGCAATTTAATTCTTCGTAAATGACAATCACCTCCTTTTATATGGTCCTAGTGGTATTCTACCAGGAACGAAGTCTTTACCAGGACATTCTACACTACGTTTGTTAATTTGTCCATCATTCCACCATTTAGTTCCTTTGTGACTATTGTGTTCACCAACAAATGGTTTACCTTTATATAGTTTACTTAACTTATTTCTAACCTCTTTTGTGTGAGTTTTACCAAGAAAGAATGGTTCTCTTTTCTTTGCTGCTACACTCATCTTTCTTCGCATTTCATCAGTAAATACGAAACCTTCCATATGTCCCTTTGGTGGATGCCATTTACAATCCATAAATTCACTAGGATCTGGCACACCAGCATCAAAGGACTATAAGCCCTTGATTAGTTCTTCCATCTGCTTTTTGTTTGTGGTTACTACTATTTATTAAAAAAGAGGTCTTGCGACCTCTTTACTGTGCTTCTGAATAACCACAAACAAAAGCATTATTATTTAGAGTTTACCACCAACAACACCACTATTTACCACTCTAGTATAATCTTCAAGGGAACCATCTTGCAATGCCTTAAGATGCCATCTAGAAACAGTCAGCACTGCTTCATATGTGGGTCCTGTGATGAAATGTTGCCCAAGAGGTTCTTTTAGGATAGACGTATAAAGTCCAAAACGTGTCTTTTTAATGTAAAAGACATCATCAATCCATTCAACATCCTCAGGGATATTTTTTTCTACAGTACCACCAAAAGAGGTGGAGAGTTTAGATTTTGCAGATGTTTCAATCATTATCTTTTTTGTTAAATCCAAATGGAGGAAGTTTCTCTTCAAGTTTAAGTTTCAGTGCAAGACCACCAACTGCTTCCATAACTTTTAGCACGTCTTCTGGTTTAGCATTTTCTCCCAGTTCTTTGGCAACATACCAATACTTTGGCCAGAATTCTTCTCCTGCCTTTTGATAATCTTCAAGTGTTAGTAGTTTCATGATTTTCTTGATTTAAACATTGATCTATTTGTTCTTGAGTAGGAATAATAATTCTAAAAGGAGTGCCCTCCTCTTCAAATTCTTCATTCATTTTTTTATATGTTTCGGGAGTGACTCTTTCTTTCACTTACCTACTCCATAATCAGGTGCTTTTGCTTCAAGTTCTCGGATAGTTTGATGCAGTCGTTCTACTGCCTTCCGCATTTCTTCAGTCTCTTCATACTCCCAAGTATCACCTTTGGAGTTTACAAACTGTTTTTTCTCAGTGTCAGCCATAAAATTCCTTTGCGTTTTTAAGTGTAGTGAGGAGATGCATATTACCTTTGAAGTATCCTAACACAATCACGCACAATGTGGCAAGTATCACTCCCAGGAACATTAGGGAGGGGATGATAGGATCCTTAGGTAAAGTTGTCGATGAAGTATTTTCCCTTTCGGAGTTTATATCGTTGGATGTGTTTGGTTCTGTGTTCTTCACATTCGAAGTGACAGACTCTGGTGTCGTTTCCATCTTGATATTCTAAACGATATGGAAATGTTGGAAATGGGTGCATTTCTTCAGGTGGAAGTTTCTTCCGTTTTGGTTTGGAATTCTTTGCCTTCGCTTTGGGAGTCGTAATAGGTTTCTTCGTGGCACTTTTCTTTGCCGTAGGTTTCTTCGCAGGTGTTGGTGATTTCTTCCTTGGTGGCATTTCTCTCCATTATTTTTTCATACTGTTGTGCACCCAAATTGTCTAGAAAATCATGCATTTTACTCTCCTATCTCGTGAATTACAGGTTGTTCATGGACAAGAACCCGGTAAAGTTCTGGGTTGTTTCCAGCACTCACAGGAATAAACTCTGTGTCTGGATTAAACTCATCGTCTCGGACTGCCTGATTGATTACGATCGAACCTTGTTCACCTGAGATGCTACGATGATAAGTTCCGATGGGCACTACCAGTGCTCCACTCTTACGATTCATGTGAACAATGTGATAGGGAAACTTCCAATCAAAGTTCACAAGTTCAAACGTTCTTTCACCTGAGAGGACACGATTATGGTCCACTTGATGATGGTGGATGTAGAACTGTTTTGCACCGATGACATCATCTGGTGGTGATACTGCCGGTCCTTCGTGTACCACAAGATCAGATGCGTTTGAATCATCTACACTAATATCATAGAAAACAACATCGGGAGTCTCACGAAACACCCGATGCTTACGAAACTGAACACTCATTTAAATCCTTTGGTCTCCTTTTTATCTAGCACTTCAATGTGTGAGAGAAAGTGTGGTGGACTGTTCCACCAGATTGATTGCACTTGCTCCCACGATTCTACCACAACATGTTCACCTGTGGTTCTGATTACCTTATAATGATGTCGATCATAAGGTTCACTTGAAGTTTCGGTGAAATACCTCGGGTCAGTTGGTTGAATCAGGTTCATTTCATTTTAATAACATTTGCAGCAACTTCTTGATGCTTAAGATAAAGTTTAACGAAAGATCTTGCCAATTGCTTGAGAGCATCTACGTCATCACAGTTTTCAATTTCCCGCGATAACTTTTCATACTCAAACATCTTTGCAGTGCTTTCAAGTTGTATATCAGATGGGTCCATGTCTGTCTCATAGTTGGAATAAGTATTTAACTCAGTTTCCACTAATCTGAAGCAGACTGAGTTGAACCATCCCATCTTATTATATAATTTGATTTTTGTATGTTGCCTATGAACATCTACCTTTTCAATTTTATATTCTGTTCCAACAATAAGAAATGATTTAGGGTCATCATTGTTTCCCCATCTGACTTGTTCATCAGAACATCCAAGATATTCTACAGTATCATTCTTTTTCATTCTTTTTTTTATAATTATATTCTATTACATATCTCCCACATTGAGTAGTTCTATCCGATACGCAATAATGAGATAATTTATAGTCACTGTCAAGTTTTTGTCCTATGCTATGAAGTTGCCACAATATCTCAGAGTTTTCTTTAGGATCCATTGTAATAAAACAAAGTTGTGTTCTATTTAACAGTATATTCAATTATATTTGAGTTTATCTTTAAGATCCATCACCTTATTCACTTCATCCACAGCAGCAGACATTCTTGCCGAAAGAATATCCATCAGGTCACCGCAAATGACTTCATTCTCAATGTAGTCATCAAAATACTTATCCAGTGCTTCTTTCAGGTATCTTTTACGATGCCACTCTGGTGAATAAGGTTTGTAATCCATGATAAGGTTTTTGTGTAATGGTATTATAGCACTATGAGTTGTCTGGGTCAAGTCCCAGTTCCTTAAGATATTCTATCCACCACTCAGGATTTCTATTTTGTCTCCAATTCGGAACAGGTTTTCCTTGTTCAGCATAATATTCTTCCAGTGCTTCATTTATAATCTGTGCGATCTCCATACTCCTCTTCCTCTTCATCAACGTCTGCATATGCATCTGCCACGTAGGGTCCTCTGACTCTATATTTTTCTCCTGCGACATACTTTCGTTCCGTATTAGTAGCAGATAACCATAATGTAAGTTTCATCACAATCCATATTATTGCTATTGGAGATAGGCAGGCAATAAGGACTGCTGGTTTCATTTTACTCCTTACTTACAAATTTATCTATATCACTATTACCCCAAATAAGTTGATGTGCTAACTTATCTCTCAATTGATTAATGCGTTGATCATGATATTGCTGAAAATTACCACGTTTTTCTACTTTTTTATAGTAATGTAACGCATTAAGGATAATCGTATGATCCTCCATAGTCAGGTCAAACTTCATGTGAACATTCCCTTATTATTCATATAGTTAAGAGTTTCTTTCAATGTGCCTCTAAACATACCAATAGAAATCATAGGATATTCTACCTCATCACCAAACTCATCTTCAAATTGTTTCGAAGTAAAATGTTTATCAAGTTCATATACAACAACTTCATCAAGATGAACTGCTTTCATAAGAGAGGATGCTCTCTCACATTCTTGACTACCGTTAGAATAAATTGATGCTTGCATTAGTCTCTTTGCCTCCAGTCGTCGGGTTTATCTTGTTTGAACCAATCTACAATTTCATCTGCACCATCAAAACCCGTCTTATAATTGGATGGGTCCGGGTCACCTAATCCCATAGAACCCATAAAAGCATCCATACTGCCTTCCTGTATGTCAGGATTAGCAGCAAGGTATCTTGCCTTTTTTAACATTTCTCTGGCGGAGGTATTTGCCTTTGCTAATTTCTGCGTCCAGACCATATCATCCAGTTTAACTTCTTCTCCATTAGCAATACATTTACAAATGAATTCTAAACGGAGACGGTATTGAGTAGAAAGCATAATAATTTTTGCTTTATCAATATTTATTTTCCTCATAATACTTGTCAATCTTTGCACGTAATTCTTTTGCAAGTTTGAGGTTCTTACGATATAACATATATTTTACTACAGGATTAGCAGGATTGTTAGTCGTCCACCACCACCAACGTTTAATGTTAGTGTTTGCCAAGTCAAGAACATAATTATATGCTCTAGCAACGTTTGGATCAGTAACAATGATGTATGCCAACACACCAAAGACGAGGAACCAAACGTATTGAGCATTCATTAACTAAACTCCTCGTTTCTGCGTCGATCAAGATACTCAATAATTTCTCCTCTCCACTCCATCAACTCATGAAAACATTTTTCGTCATGTGCATATAATCGAAGTTCTGAGTCAGGTTTCAAAACACTCTCATAAAAGATGAAGAAAGCATCTTTACGTTTTTGTTCCTTCTCGGTCATAGAAACTCCTCTAAAGTGGATGTACTTTTCTTTTTAATTTTAGATTCTTTTTTAATATAAGCAAGTGCTTGTTTATACGTCTTCATATCATGCACTTGTCTACCGTTATGTATAATGGCAAACCCTTTCTTATTTCCTGCCCACGGAATAGCAGCCCACATTCCATCGTTTGTTACATAACCATCAGGGTCTCCTATTTTAGGATCTAGAATACTCTGATGATGTATAAAAGGTTTTTGAAACTTAGTCATCAAGTGCACCGAGAATAAGAACAAGGAAGAAGAATCCTAGAACAAGACCCACAAAAAGTTGTGGTGTCATGAATGGAAACAATCCGACGAACCATTTCCAAGCACCCATTACAATAGCAGAACCAAATTTCCATGCTTCCCATGCCAACCAGCCACCGATTGCCAGAACTGCAAGACCACCAAATCCACTAGTGTCATTAGAATGATATGTTTCCTCAGGTGCCTCATACACATCCGCCGAGGAAGATTGATAACCACCATTATCAAATACTGCATTGACACTTACAACAGTAGCACCGGGGTTGCGGGCAAGTGCAATCTGACGAGCGTGTTGATAATCAACTGCCTCCATTTCTTCGTAAAAAGTTTTACCAGCAACATAGAGTTGAACTTTGCAACGCATGGTGTTCCTTTGATTACTTTGTAATTATAGCACAGAGTGCCAGTAGACAGTTCAGAAAGTGGTCATCTCTTGCAGACGGTTCCCTGCTTTATTCCAAATCTCACGATAGATTGCATTAGGATCAGGAACAATTGAAGTATCAATCACACTGCTGATACCATCATAGATCATATAAACATCCTGTGGTTTTACACTGAATGAAATACGTGCAGAGTTATTGCGGAATGGTTTGCGATAGAAAACACTAGCATCTACCACTGCAATGCGAGCACAAATAGGGTCAATCATAATGTATGAATGTGCCTTAGATTCAAATTGTGATACACCACTAGCAGTCTTTTTAATGTCCCATTGTTTAGAGTAAAACAGAGCTTTCTTGTCCTTACGTGGTAAAAACCCATTTCCTTGCGTTTTTACGTCCGTCAGGTGCTCTGATGCATAAACCCCATCAGGATCGTTGAAATCTTCCTTTATGTTAGGTTTCAGGTCAATGTACTGCCCTACGATATCAATAAACCCATATTCGATCGTTTCACCACGGGCAAAACAGTCGATTCCGTGTGCAGAAGGGTACTCCAATGCCACCATCTTTGCCTGATTGCAGAAATTTTGGTAAATGGCATCAGGAAGAGAACGAAGTTCTTGGACTAGATCAAGTGTGGTTTTCATAGGTCAACGACGGATAACGGAGATGGCAGGTTGTCCCTGCTGGAAAACGGTGTCAACGACTGCTTGAACGGACTTGGCGGTGCTGATACCCACTTTATCATAGACAGGAACACAGACCAGTCCAAAGGTCTTCTGAGTGCCACCCAGACGGATTACACGACCGATTGACTGAGAGATTCCGATGTAGTCCATATTACGCATAAACAGGACTGCTTCCAGACCAGAAACGTTGATACCTTCGGACAGAATAGAGTGGTGCAGAACAACAAACTTCTTGTTAGGATCCTTGCCCCAGGCATTGAGAGTATCAAAGAATACCTCACGATTGACTTTCTGACCGTCAATCACACCACCAGTCTTGGCAGTGATATACATGCAAGAATAACCACGTTCTGCAAGTTCATTACGGAAGTCAGATTCTGAAAGAAGTTTGATAATCTGCTTAGTAGAACGAGCACAGATCAGAATCTTATTCAGAGAGTTCTCATCAATCGTATCAATCAGATTCTGAGAATCACGGTCAGCAATCATCTGCTTGTCCTGAACCATGTCCAGTTGCTTCACAACAACCTTAGGAGGAAGAATATAACCTTCTTCTACCAATTTAGGTGCAGGAACATTACAGATGACTTTACCGTAGACCTCAGCATCATTCATACCTGGTTTGAATACAGACAGAGAATGCTTAGGAGTAGCAGTGAAGAAGTAACACCGATCAGACTCAGCAGCAAAGTGCTCTGTAGCAGGGAAAAAGTTACGTTGAACAGAGTTATGTGCCTCATCAAAGTAAATGTTGTTGACTTCAATATCTGCTTCCATCACACGGTGCAGAGAATGATAGGTGGTGAAGATAATAACATTCTCACCAGCAGTCCGTGCAGTGTTAGCAAACAGGTGAATCTTTTCAGACTTAGTGGTGGAGAAATGATGTGTCTCTCCACTATGAACGTGAATGATGTGAGTGTGAGTAGTATTCAGAATCTCCAGAAACTCACTGCAAAGTTGTTCTGCAAGCAGAATACGAGGAGCAACAACAACAGAAGTTGTACCAGTCGGCACAGCATGTTGATGAATAAGATCCTGAATCATGGTGAGAGTCTTTCCACCACCAGTCGGAATAACAATAGTGCCTTTCTTATGCTCCAGCATGGCATCACAGGCATCTTGCTGGTGAGGACGCAGAGTGATGGTGGTCATCAGGTGTCTCTCGAATACCTTCTTATTATAGCAGAAAACCGTCTCTGGTGCGACCCAGTGGACGGTTCTTAAAGCGGCTTAGACTCTCATCTTCAACCCAGACAAAGGTAGTCTACAGAGATTCTCTTAACTTGTCAAGTCTGTCTTGGTTTAGAACCAAAAAATGAAGTGATGGCGTATCTACCATATCCTTCAAAGTATTCTGAGTCACTTATGCTTACTTCTTTCACACCGTGTTCTACCCATCCAGGAAAGATAATCATTGAATTATTATCACAAGAATATTCATAATCATATTTTGGAAAGAATAATTCCCCACCACTAAATTTTTTTGGTTCTTTGTAAAAATATGAAAATGCTAAAAATTGAAAACCTTTATCTGTATGTGGTTTATATCCCTCACCATTGTGATAATATCTAACTTTTGTAATATCGTCATTTGATTTATTAGCGATACAACAGCAATCATGTATTTCTGAAAATACATCTAGAATAGCATTGTTGAATAATTTCCGATTAACTGTTAAAATGTTAGAAATATTTCTGTAGTTTTTACCAGAATCTTTATAATTTTTGTAAAGATTATCTAAAACAAGTCCTTTAGATTCTGTAAAATCTACGACTCCACCATATTTTTCTGCTGGCAGTAATTTATTAGGTTTTGTGTAAAAATTTAATTCTTCCCATATCAATTCTAGTTCTTCATCATTATAAAAATTTTCTATAATCAAATGTGGAAAGGGAAATTCACATGCTGTTGCCGACAATTCTTCTTCCATGATATAAAAAAGTCAATGGTTTCTACTATTTAACCAACTTTAATCGACTCCGTATTGACCGGTATCTCCTTTTACCTCAGATGTTTCTCCAAGGATAGTGGGTTCAGAAATTCCACTATTTCTTGTAATTGCATATCCTCCTTCTCCACCTTCTCCACCATTTGTATCACCTGCACCCCCATCACCTTCATCATCTCCAGCTCCACCATCTCCACCTTTGCCATTAGATCCATTACCATCTTCTCCATCCCCCGCTTCGGCTCCACCTTTTTCACCACCTCCTCCAGCATTTCCGGATCCGTCAACTGTTCCACCGCCGCCACCGCCGCCTCCGAAAGCTTCATCATCATTGTTACCACCATTTCCACCGGCTCCACCAGAAGTTAATTCTCCATCCTCTCCGCTCCCTCCTTCGGATTGATTGTCTTTTTTTCTGATACCACCCTTCTCTCCAGGAGGTAGACCAGCACCGCCACCGCCGCCTCCACCACCAGCTCTTCTCACTTTTCCACTAGAATCTTCTCTAGCTCCACCGCCGCCAGCTCCACCACCACCGCCTGCGTGAATAACACCACCATCATCAATGGTTATGGACTCTACGTTCACTTCTAAACCTAATGCGCTAGTTCCATTCTCACCATCGTCACCTTTTTCTTCCTCAGTACCACCTAGTCCACCATCTCCACCAGCACCATATAATCCTCCACTACTACCAATTCTAATCAAAATTTTTCCACCATTGGGATCTCCACCAAACCAATTATCTTTAGTTCCCGTTCGTAATGCACATTTATTTCTAGAACCCTGTGAAGATCCTATTACTCGATTAACATAAACAATATTTTTAGAAGTTTTTCTTGTACCAGAACCTGTGCCCCTAAATGCTGTACTATCAATACTCTCGTAATCATTAAGTATCTTTTTTCTGTAGGTCTGACCTCCCGATAACACAATGACTATATTGTGCTGTTTACCATGAAAATCACTGAAACTAATTGTACCTGATGTAGGAATACCATCATCAACTGGCCATTCTATTTCACCTTTATTGACGGTCCTTCTATAATCACCAATTTTCCAGTCACTATTAGGTTTTTTCCCAAATTCTGATTTAATTTGGGAGGCACTTATTTGATTAGGACTTGATGGTAAGGGCATAATTAGCTACTGGTTAAGGTTTCCCAAGCAGATCCTGTGTAAACTTGTAATTTATTTAAGTCGGTATTATAAATTGTGGCACCAGATACTGTTTCACCAATACCATTTCTAGTTGTGTTGGATATTTTTGGTGGTAAAAAGTATGGGAACGTTGTAAGTCCCACAGTACCAGCATCTGCAAAATCTACTGCACATCTAGGAGCAGTAGTTCCAACACCAACACCACCTAAAACTGCAAATTTAGATGGAGCATTTATTCCTACATCTAGTCCATAATCAACTGTTGTTGATATTCCTATTGCTCCACTATCATTTACATAGAATCTATTTTGCTCATTATTACCGGTAATAATATGAGTTGTTGAGGAACGTGAAACTGTATTTCCACCAATAACGATGTTATTTGTTCGTACTGTAGATCCAGCAGAAACTTGATTAAATGTGGAGATTCCACTACTAATATTTACATTTCCAAAAAATAATTTTTCTGATACATCAACAATAACATCGTCTGATAAATCTAGAAGATTACCTTTAACTGGTGAGGTTATAGAACCATTAACACTAATATTATCATCAAAAGTTACTGGACCGGAGAAGAATGAAGTACCCTGAACATTTAATCTTTCTGTTGGATTTGTTATACCAATGCCTAAGTTACCTTCATAGGTAAGAGACATTATTACATCACTCTTATCATGCCAGTGGAAAGATCCTGTGTTCAGACCAACTACTCCCGCTTGCAGATATGAATTTATGTTTCCATTACCATAATTAATTAAATCGAGTGATTCTGAAGTACTATATAGGAATCCACCACCACCATATCTAAATTCTGAAGTATTTGTTTTAGCAGTTCCTGGTTCTCTACCGATAGTTACACTTGCTGATCCAGTATCACTTGTGACTTGAAGTTCTGTATTACCAGTTGCTCTCTGTTGGAATGTATTAGCAGGTATGGCAGTTCCAATACCAATAGAAGTTACCGAGAGTCCTGTGCCAACAATAGATCCAGCAGTAAGATTTCCGGTTGTTGTTACTCCCAGATTAACATCTGGTGTTCCAGTAAGACCAGCAGCATTACCAGTAATATCAATAGCATAAGAACCAGTTAATCTATCACTACTAATAGTTCCTGTAGTAATGTTAGCAGCATCAGCAAGATTAGTTGCGGTAGTAGCAGTTCCAGTTACATTACCAGTAATATCAATAGCATAAGAACCAGTTAATCTATCACTACTAATGGTTCCTGTAGTAATATTAGCGGCATCAGCAAGATTAGTTGCGGTAGTAGCAGTTCCAGTTACATTACCAGTAATATCAATAGCATAAGAACCAGTTAATCTATCACTACTAATGGTTCCTGTAGTAATGTTAGCAGCATCAGATAAGTTAGTGGCAGTGGTGGCAGTTCCAGCATTACCTGTTATGTCACTATTAATGGTTGCAGGAAGTCTATCGTTACTA